ATATTAAATTCTGCCATTCTACCTCTAACATATTCGTTAGCGGTTGCTTTATCTTCAAATACATTTTCAGGTATTGCGTCTTTCCAACTACATATTTTTCTTGCCATTATAAACATTTCCTTATTTCTACAGTTCCATCTTTATTAACTTGCATAATTAATTCGTCTGGTTTTCCTGTTTGGTTTTCAATCATTTTAATTTCAAATCTTCCATCTGGTCTTTTTGTTGTGTGTAACGCTAAATCATACTTAGGGTCATACCAATCAAACGTTTTTTCACCATTTGGTTTCAATGGATTTGGGTTATTAGGCCCAGGTACAAGGTCTGTGCTTCTGCTTTGATTATTTTTAATATTTAGTTCATCTACAATTTCTCTACTTAGAACCATGTTATCGTTTTGGGTTGAAGACACTTTTGATTTGTTATCTATTTTAATAACATAATTGTCATTCATGTTTCCTGATTTACTAGAAGTTTTATTAAACCCAAGTATAGTTCCTGTCCCACCTTTATTATCAATACGTATTGTATCCCCTTTATTAAATATTTTAGGAAGTGTGTTTTTTCCACCACCACCAGTAGGAGTAAATCCTCCATCATCTCTAATAAGTTTAGTGTCAGCCTCATCTGCTGCATCTTTAAAAGTTTTAGTAAACTTGTTTGATTTAATTTTAGGAGTTCTTATTCCAAATAAACTTCCAAGAAATGCACCTGCTAAAACACCGTGCATAACATCATCTATATCATAGTCAGGTCTTTGTGTTGCTAAATAGCTTTCAATACCTCCAATAGAAACTGCACCTGCAAATCCTTTTCTTAACATTCTGTAGGCTCTTACAGATTTTTGTATAGCTATAACTGGAGCTAATATTCCATCTGTTGCCATAATTGCTGCCCAAGCAGCAGGGTCAGTAAAAGCAGCCATTAATCTTAACATGGTTCCTTTTGCTCTTCCTTGTGAATATATTTTATCTTCAAGTTCTAAATGTGATAAAAGTTGTTGTCTAATTTGTTGAGCATGTGCATCACTGTGAGCGTGTGCAAACTCATCTCTAAAATCATCAGGTAAATCTAAAGCTAACGCATCTAGTTTTTCTTGAGTTAATTGAAAACTTGAATCTGGTGCTAGTTTTTCAGCATTAAATTGTTTGTAAAGATTAGCTTCTATCCATTCAGATTCATACGCACCTGATGTAGCAGCACCTAAAGTAAATTTCTTTTTTAAATCTTGTTGTCTTTTAAACTGTACGTCATTGATTGCATCTAAATCTTCTTGGTCATAAGGTTGTTTAAAATCTAAATTCCATAACTGTGGTTCTTCAATATTATTTATAAAATCATTAGCTGATTGCATGTCGTAGTTTTCTTGCGCTTTATCAGCTTCATCATTTATTTGATTACGTCTTCTATCCATTAGTCCTTGCACTAAAGGTAATTGTAATTCTGGAACTTGAAAATTAGTTTGTAGTTCACCTAGGGTTTGACTTGCAAATTCACCAAAAGTATTATTTTCAATGTTGTCTGGGATTTTTTGTACTACGTCTGATGTATTTTGAATAACATTGTCAACCACACTCTGAGCTTCCAGGCTTATTAAAGGTTCAGTTTTTTTTAGCGACTCGCTGTGCATGCCTGACATAGTGTTGACTATAAAAGGGCCACCATTATTATAATTATAAGTAACAGCAGTTTGTTTTCCTTCTTCTATAGAATTTCCTGTTGTAAAATTAGTTATCTGATTAAATCCTAAAACTTCAGCAGCCTCATTGTATTTACTAACTCTTCTGTTAATTAAACCAGTCATGACACCATTTGTGCCTGTTTTAGGGTCGTTGGCAGAGATAATATCTAAAGTATTTTTTAATGCATTTTCATAGTTTCCACTAATTAAATCTCCTTTAAATCCATCAAATAATTTTCCAGAATTATAATATTGGTCTGAAGCAACAATTTTCATTTGGTCTGGTAAATTATTCCAGGTCTCTTCACCCATGTCTTTTTTCATTTCACCAATGTTATAAATAACAATTTGTCTTGCTAAATCTCTATCTGACATTTCATCAGCATTAAGATTACTAAAAATTAAAGCTTTTTTTAAACCTTCTGCTATAGTTGTAATTCCATAACCTCTAGTACTTCCCCCACCTTCTAAAGCAACGGCTCTTCCTTCTGTACCTTCATCTTTAGCTATACCTTCTAAAATTTTATTTATTAATTCTTCGTTCATTTTTTATTTACCTTTGTCTGTTCAATTAATAAAAGATTTTTTTGGTTAACTGCATTTTCATTTAATATTTTAAAATCTTTATCTTTTTTCATTAGCTCATCAATAGAACCATCTGTAAAATCTCCTGTTGAAATAATTACAAAATCTCCGTTAGGTGTTAAAACTGGTAATTGAGAACCTTTATCTGTTAATACTAACAAGCCACTTTTAAAAGGACGTACTACCAAGTCTTCTGCGTAGTATTTTAAATCACCTTTTCTATCTGCAACCAAAGGAATATCACCTTCATTAAACCAACCTTCTAATTTTCCATCTTCTTTGTATTTTTGCATCCAAACATTTTCAAATTTCTTTGCAATTAATTGACTTTTCTCTGTTAAAATTTTTGAGTCAGTCAAAGGAAAAGATGAGTTATTTACAAGAACACCATCTACTAAAGTGTGTCTCGACACTACTTCGTTAATTCCAAATTTAATAGCGTCTTCTTTTTTCATACCTGCTGACATCATTGTAGATGCTGTCATGGTTGCTCTCTGTTGTACTAAAGACATGTCAACATCATCCCAATCAAACCCAGGATTATCTCTTGTTATTGCTTTAGCCCAGTCAGGCATATCTTCTTTATTTGTAAATATCATGCCCTCAAACCATGGAATACCTTCATCAAACCATTTATCAAACTTACCTTTAACATCATCATAGATGTCTGACTTAGTAACTTTAAGGTCTGCGTATGCAAGAGTAGGATTGTTGATAGCTTCATAAGCTTTCATGATTGCTCTTTCTTCACCCATGTTCGTATTTCGAGTAAGATTGTTTACAATTTCATAAAAAGAAGAGGCGTCTGTTGAAGCATATTTTGTAGGAACATTCTCTCCGTAGATAGTTCTTAACTGTTGGTATCTTTTAAAACCTCTTTGAAAAATATCAATTCCATCGGGGTCAAGCGTGTCATTATTTCCTACTGATTTAATAACATTAATAGAATCATAACCCATTGTAATTTCATTTTTCCAAGTAGGGTGTTGAATACCATTAGCGTCTAGCATTTTTTGTGTTATTTGAAATTTTGTAAATTCAGCTAAATCTTTTGGAACGTCCCCATTAGCAACCATTTTATTTATATGAGGTTCTACTAAAGTTTTTTCCCAAGTAACAATAGCATTGCTCATATCCTCTGTGCTTAATCCAATTTTAATATTACCGCTTGAATCTGTATAAGTTGTTTCATCTTTTTTATAAGCATGTCCTTTAGAAATTAAATCAACAGCAATAGCTAATTTACTAGAAGTAGCTACTTTGCCTTTAATAGATTTAATAATATCTGTTGCTTGTTCCTGTGTTTGGGGAGTTCTCAGATAAGAAGGAAGTTTACCATCTGTACCTCTGTTCATTGTAAGATATGTTACAATATCAGTAAACTCTTGAGGGTCATTTATTAGACCTGTTGATTGTAAATCTACTCTTTGTTCAAAATAATTTAAAACTTGTTTGTTCCATTCATCTTTATTAATAAATTTTTCACCAACAACTTTATCTTTTCTTAATTGTTCTAAATCTTTAGTTCTAGTAGAAGAATGATAAACAGACTCACCCTGAGTTTCCATTGAATCAGTTTGGTTGTTTTTTGTTTTTTTAAGATTACTGTTGTCTACCCAGGCTCCACCTTGTTCCCAAGCTTTTGCTATAATTTGAAAAGATGCTGCGTTGGTAGCTCTATTTAATTGTAAACCTTTTGCTACAGATACTTTTGAGTCTAACTCTAATCTCATTTTATTTAAAGACTCTGTGTATGAACGGTTATAAGATTTTGATTGATTGTCTAAATTTCTTAAAGGACTTCCTTCAGCTGTTTGAAGTAGTTTATCAACATTAAGATTAGCCATGGAATCACTATTTTCATCACCACCAGTTATATCTGCTACTTGTAAATTTATATTATTAAAATCTTCAATAGCGTGTGATAAACCAAAATTAGAATCAACAATAGCTCTTGTGTAGTAACCTTTTAGATTGGCAACTCTAGGGTCACCTTTATCAATAAGTTTTTTAATTTCTTCTGGGTCTGAGATGCCTTGAGTTTTTAATGTATCAAAAACTAGTTGAGCGTCATTCTGTTGTTCATCTTTATAATTAGCTGTAAATTTATCAAATGATTTATTAAAACCTTTTAAAGATTCTGCTATTTGAGACAGTTCATTAGTTGGTGATGTTCTTTTGCTACCTACTGATGTTCTTTGATAACCAACTGATTTAACCTGTGATTTATATGCCATTATGGTGCTACTACCTTTCCACTATCTTTTTTGAAATATTTTCTATTTGAATTGCTTCCATAGTCTGCACCTGCACTTGCAATATCAATAGCTAACGCCATTTGACTTGGGTGCTGTGGTATAGGAAGATTGTTAATTGTATTTGCGTAAGCTGAATATGCTTCATTTTCTTGCCTGTTAAACGCTAACATGTCTTGATTAAATGCTCTGTCTACACTCGCAAACTCTGCGTCACTGTCTGTGCCAACATCTTTATAAATAGCAGTAGCGTTGCCTACATTTAAATTAAGTTGTTTAGACATCTTAGCAATATTTTCTCTTTTAATTGCAAATTTCTCTGCTGATTTTTCTCTTGCTGCTTCAATTTTATTATTATCTATTGCACCATAGTCATCAAATAAAGCAGAACTTGCGGCACCTTTAGCATGAAAATTTGAACGCGCAGTATCGTTTGCTGTTTGTTGTTTAGCATTGTGAGATTGAACAGCACTGAAAACTGTCAATGCCATTTTAGCTTCTGGTGAACACATATTATTTTATTTCCTTTATCATTAAGTTAAATGGTTTTTTTTCATAACCGTAGTTAACGGTTTCAATTAAGTTAAAGCCTAAAAACTTTAACCATTTGTTGCCAACGTTGTTTCGAACATCAACATAATTGTATAAATATTTATAATCCTGTCCCATTTCTGTTACCCATTTAGGACATTCTCTTAAAAACTGTATTGTATGGTTTATTAATTCTGGACTAGATAATAACCAAGCCACACCATAGTCTTTACTATGACTAGGCACCACTCCAAACATTCCAATGACACCTTCTTGTTCCGTCCCTATTATAGAATATGTCTTATGGTTTAATTGTTGAAACGGATAAGTTAAAGCTTGTAATGGTAATGCATTATGTGAAGCTTTAATCTCATCTAAATCTTCTTGTCTAACCTTTGGGGCCAACTCGTGAGCATCCTCAGATTTAGAAACTCTGACGTACTTCTCCATTAAGCTCTTTGTGAACGCCTGTGGTAAAAGCCTTCTAATTCTGCTGAAACAAAATGCACTGGTAAATGTGAGTCTGATTTAAGTGTGCATGTATAGTGTGTGTTTCTAGACTGAATAGGAATATTATAAGTACCACTTGTTATGTTAGGCTGTCCAATAATTGCACTTGCACTATTGATAACTGTTCCATTAAATTCATAAGTAACATTGTTTCTACCTTCTTGAGTTACGACTGCTTGGAAGAAACCACTATTTTGATAATCGACTGAAACTTGTCTAATCTGATAACGCCCTGATGTTACTGAAATTGTACCACTACCTCCATCTTCTCTTACATAAGGAGTAGAAAATTTATACTCAGATAAATATGTTGAACCAAATATTGCTGAAGTATGATTACCTTTAATTTTTTGTGTTGTTCCAGAACTTGAACTATCTATTGATAAATTTGAACCATTTGTTGCGTCAACTGCTTTTAATGTTTGGTTTAGCAAATACGGAAGTGTGAATGTTGTTAAATCTGTAGATGAGCTGTATGTTCCTGATAGTGTAGCTGTTCTAAAATCAACGTGAATGTTGTGAGATAAACCAGAGAAATCTGGGTTACGTAAATCTATTTTTAATAATTTTGTATTAGTGTTTTCATTAACTAAAACATACAAATAACTGTCATAAGCTTCTGCTGATAGAATCTGACAATTTGATAAACTCCATGTACTCCAGGCTGATTGAACTTTCTTATTAGAATCCCAGAAATATTTATAGATATTTAATGTACTTGCGTTTGTAGCGGTTACAGCACTGGCAGGCGTGTACGCAGTGTTATTAGTGCCATCTAAAGTATCGTGACACAGTACTACCATTGTATCTTCAATATTGTTTGATACAATTTTGTATGCGTTTCCAGGTATTAAAGAACTAACACCTATTGTTACATCAATTCCATCATTTGTTAATGTATCATCATCTGCAAAATATTCTGTTACTGCTGTTTTATCATTTCTATTCTGTGCAAAGTAAACATATTTACCTGCTGAAACTGGAGAAACTTTAGTTGCATGTGCAAATGTACTTGTTTTAGTTAACACTGCTGTAGTAGGTGTTACTGAGTCTCCTGAACTTTCTAATATATACTGTGCTTCTGCTGAAAATAATAAAAGTTGTTCATTGAAATCTATAGAATTATAAAGTTTATTTACTGTTGTTCCTGCTGCTGCAATATCAATAGGGTCAGTGTCTAAAACATCTGTACCTGTTGTTGCGTAGAAATTATAGTAAGAAGCATTTTCAGATAGAACAAGATTTTGGTCTGAAATTATACCTAATCTGTTTTGAAAAAATGTTAAGTTAGAAACTTTCTTACCTACAAAACTTGGAGCAGAGTTAGTAGTTTCATCACCACTTGCTCTGTTTGTATATGTTTGTTCTGTAAAACTAAAAGTGTTATTATTGTTATTAATTAATGCAAAAGGCATTGTGGCGTTATCTAAACCTAGTTTAACTCCTGGGCCAACACACTCACTCCATACTCCATTTGCTTTAAACTCTACATAGTAATCTGAAAGTGTATCCCCTTCTTCTCCAGTGATTTGAATAATCATTCCTGGTTTTGCGTCATAAGGTAATTTTGTAAAATCTTGTATAGAATCTTTAACTGCGTACATAGCTTGGTTACCAAAACCGTCTGTAGTTTGTACTGTGAATGTACCACTACTACATGTTCCGTAAATCGTGTTACCATATTGAGTATGCGTAAACGTTCCAGTAATTTCAGAATAATTTGCTAACCCTTGTGTTGTACTTAAAGTTGCACCAGTGTCAGTTCTTATAGTTTTAAATCCAATACCGTCTGCAGTGCCAGACCAATGTGATGAAGCTGTTCCATATAATAATATGTGTGCAATTTTTTCTGTATCTCTAAACCCACTATCAGTTGAAGCATCATTACCTGTTGGCATTTGAAATAGAACTTCTATCGGATATGACCAAGTCGAATGATTTAAAGTAACACTATATTGTCTTCCGTACTGGGAACTTACAACATAAGAAATATATTCTTGAACTTTAACTGCTGTAGTTGTTGAATTTTCAGTTATAGTTTTTGTTTTATTTGCGACAAATGTATAGTCTGCAATATTAGCAAATGCTAAATCGTTAATAGGAGTTGTCGTGGCTAAATAACTAGCACCACCAGTGCCTATAGTAACAGTTTTTTCAACACCCTCTAAATCAAAAACTTTAACAGTACCATTTGTAAACACCGCTACATATTGGTTGGCACTATCTCTATTAATCCAATGTACTGCTGCATTATTTGGAAACGCTGTTGAGGAAAGTAGATTAGCGACAAATTCTGTTGGAGGTCTTTTAGTTAATCCTTCAATAATATTAGATGAGAAATTAGTCTGTGTTTCTGCCTGTCCTACATTACGTTGAACAGCATTTTGTTGACTAATACCATTAATAAGATTGGGGATTGAGGTTGAGATTAGTCCCATAAATTAGTTTCTGCTTGACCTTCTAGGCCCTCTATTAGCAATGTAACTAGTAGCATAATCATCATTAATCATGTTAGCGTCCATTGCTCTGGAGTCTGCTTGTTCAAAAGCCATATGAGCTTCTTGTTCATCTAATTGTGCTAGTTTAATTAATTCTGTTGCGCCTACATATCTTGCTGCAAATCTTCTTGCAGCTTTAACTACAATGTATCTTCTTGCATACTCAGGTGTGTGTTCAAACTGTTGTACTAATACTTTGTCCACCATAGGGTCATAAGTAAAAACATCTGTTTTGTTTTTTAAATCGTATAAGTATTGGTTTCTAGTAGTGTATTGATAAACATATTGATAAGGAGCCGAAGCTTCTACTTGAACACAGTTGACTTCTAAAGGTACTTTATTAGCTGTATCTCTTGAAGCTGTTATATTTAATTCTCTATTAAAGAACCATCCTTGTGACTGTACACTCATAGAAGTTTCATCTAAAATATTTTTAGCGACTGCAACGTCTGTACCAATGTTTCCAGTTATACTTGATACTGGGCTTTCACCGATAAAACTTAGCATTGTGTTTATTGCTTGTAATTCAGTTGTTGTAGATATTTGTGTAGTCATAGTTTTTATAAATTTTTGATTAAGTCGAGGGGGAAGTACCTCTCGGCAGTGTCCCCCTCTTTAAGTAACGTAAAATTAATTACGCTTCGTCAATTACTATTGCTGCCTCAGGCCTTAAAACTCCGTGACCCATTGCATATTTAGCAACCATTAATGTTCCTTGTCTTCTAACATCGTATTCCATTTCAGTTTGCAAATCTAAAAGTTTTACAGTTCCAACGGCTGTTGGGTGTGAAACTAAACAAACTGCATTTGTCATGTTTACTAGTTGTGGGAAAGAACCACCTTGTGTTGCAGAACCTTTACCAGGTACTGTTGTAACATTTGAAGCAACAAATTGAGGAGTAGGTACTAATTCTATTCCTGCAATTTTCATTACTCTACCAGACGCAAGTCCACCATTAGCACCACCTGTGAAGTCAACGTTGACTGCATTAGTAGCGTTTGCTAATTTGTAGTATTCTTCTAGTCTGATAAATGCTTTTCTACCTTCTCTTGGAACGTAGTTAGCATCCAGTTGTTTAGCTGCATCAAACAATGAATCAATCATTGCATTTGCTGCTGTTGCTGCTGTTGCTGACGCAATTGAAGCATTAGTAATAGTAGTACCTGTAGGGTAACTAGTATCACCAACGTTCGCTGTCGCAGTTTTAGCCGCTATACCTATTGTTTGAAGTACATGCGTGTCTTTTTGGAAAGCCAAAGCTCTTCCAATTTCTGAACTGTATGCACTTCTAACCGACCAATGATTCTTAGCTTCTTCTAGATTGCTTAAAAATACATGGGAGATTAATAGGTCGTTTATTGTTATTACTTTTTCGTTGTGGTTTACATCGGAACCAGTAATTTCGGCACCTGGCACGTGATATTCTGCAGAAATTCTGCCCATCACGGGGAAGGTACTTGACTTACCGCTTGCAATGCTTCTAACTTGTTCTTGGCCCGCTGTTACTGATGCTCTTTCGAATGAAGTAAGTACTTCACCAGAAAAAACTTTCAGGAACAATGCGTCTTCTGAACCAGAAGCATTAACTTTTCCAATGGAAACAGGTGTTGCTGTCATATTATTGTTTCCTTTGTTTAAGTGTTATTGTTTAAGAAAGCCTTCACATTCAGTTTTCATAATCAAGATTGTCTCCCCTCGGGAAGGTCTCTTTTGTTGACTTGATTGTGTTAGCAGTTGCCACCTAGTTAGGTTGCACAACTATTTTATAATCTGCTGTTTTTTAGTTTCGCTTGAACGTCCCCTCTATAGGCTTCGTCTTTTGAATATCTATCATCATTCATTGCAGCAGTGACTTCGGCCCAAGACCTGTATCCCATTGCGTTGGCTGAGTTAGATTTATTTGCAGATTGTAATGAAGGGTCGTCTCCTACATTATTCTTGAAACGTGCATTAAGACCTTGGATTGCCAAACGTGTAGCTTCCATATCTTTTCCATTAACAGTTTTGTTAAAAGAATTTATTTCTGCTTCGTTTAAATTATCTGCAGCCCAAGACATCATATTATTATAAGGCTCTGCACCACCTACTTCTTGTTTTAAAGCATTAGAAGTTTGTGTTGCGATTGCTTCTTGGCCTTTAATAAAAGCGTCAACGTAATCTTTAGGTATGCCTGCTTTTTCTAAAGCCGCATAAGATTTTTCGTTTAATTCTCCACCTTCATTATACTCTTCTTGTAACGTATTTAAATTAAGCCCTGCGTCTTTAACAGCTTTTTCTGCATCTTTGTTAATAGATAAATCATCTTTTTCTATTTTATCTGTAGTAGGCTTAGTTTCATTAGTCTTGCCATTATCTGGCTCTCCTAGTTTACTTTCCAATTCACCATAAGCTTTCGCTAAGTCTTGAGCGGATTGAAATTTTTCAGGCAACCATTCAGGTCTCTCAGTTTGACCTGGAGCGTCTGTTTTTAAGGTTGGTTTAGGTTCTTCTATTTCTGTGGGTTGTATAGTAACCCTTTCTAGTTCTGCCATTGTTTTATCCTTGCGGTTTTGTCATGTTGTCTGCAACTTTAGGAGCCACATCTTGAGCGGTATCCTGCATTTGTTGCATTTGTTGTTGTTGTATTGCAGCTTCTTGTTCAGCTTGTAATTGTTCTTGAGATTTTAATAATCCCTCAGTGTCAATGCCAAGTCCTGTAGCTAGTCTAGTAATTAAATCTTGTGGATTTATTAGTTGAACTATTTGAGGATTGATTTGTGCAAGCTGACCTATCTCTGCTACAAACTCTCTTAATTTTTGTAAGTCATTACCACGTCCAAGTGCTTCTACACCTGTAATGATTGTAGGTCTTACTGAGCCTTTAGGTAGTTTAGGAATTTCATTTTGACTTCCCATCCTATCCATTAGTAATTGCACTAGAGGTAATTGTAATTCTTGAGATAATAAAGAATATATACCACCCATTGCAGTTTCTAATTCGTTTGCCATGTATCTAATCTCTTGAGCAGTTACACGTTCAGCCTGTCTTTGTATGGCTGTATTTAATAAAAATGCATAAGCTAATCTTTCTTCTAATCTTGAGATAGCTTTCTCTACAGTTTGTAAATCATAAAATTTGTTTGCCTGTAACACTGATACATCATCCCCACTTCCAGATATAATGTCACCATTACGTGCTGTAGCTATATCTCTTTTCTTAGTAGTTGAGTTTGGTCTTACCATGAAAATCATTTTTGCACTGGCAGCAGAAGACTCGACTAAAGATTGTGATAATCCTTCAAGAGATTTTAAATCTCCAATGTACTCTTCAACGTAACTACGTCCATAATCCTCACCGTCCACTCTAACCATTCTTAAAGCTAACCAAGGTAATTTATCTGAATTGTATGTACCAATAGATGAAGGGATTTTAATTCCTTTTGTTTCTTGGCATACATAAAATTTACCATCGTCAAGCCTATAAACATGTGTGTATAAATCAACGTTAGTTTCTGAATTTATTTTTTCTTTAGACATCATTGATAGAACTTGTTCTCTAACTTCATTGTCTAAAGCTAAAATAGAAACACTTTCTTTAATAACTATTTCTAATAAATTACCTTCACCGTCTCTTTTACATACATATTGATTTAAACCATAAACTCTCATGTTACCTTTTTTAGGTATATGAGCTAAAGCATTTCCGCCTACAATAAGATGTTTAATTAATTCAAATGTCGGAACACGTAATGCTAGTGTTTCAATTTTACCCATCACTTCACGTTCAATTTGAGATAAAGCTTTTTCTACTGAAGTTTTTAATTCTGGTTGTTGGTCTATTTGTTCTTTAGCTTTGCCTTGTATCGCTAGTCTAAAGAAAGGTTGGTTTGGTGGGAGTAATAAAAGGAGTAGTTTTGAGGCAAGATTGTTAACGCCTCTACTACCTACTGATTGGAAGGGACTATAAAAGTTACTTGAATGTGTTTGATAATTTTCAGGAATTAATGTTGGGATAGTTAACTCACTACACTCACGAGCTCTATCGAGGTAATGATTTTTAGTTTCGCTTAAAGATTCGTATCGGCTTTCCGCTGTATCTTGAACGTTCATACCAATGTCGTTTTTAGACATTTATTATGGTGTTACGCTAGTACTAGTATTTGCGATATTTAAATCTGTTTGCATTGCAGCAGTACCCTTTTTAGATTTCTTTTTCTTAGCAATCTCTAAAGAATCTTCAGAAGCCAATTCAATAGTAGGCGCAAGTTCATCACCTGATGACATTGCATTTCTAACTGGGGTAATTGTTTCTTGCTGTTGTACTTCAGGCGGTTTTCCCATACACATAGTTGTTTCCTTTTGTTAATAGTCTGTTGTTATATTTAAACCAGATGATTGACTTGATATTGTGTTTTTTACTTTTTTTGTTGCAATCACAGGTGTCTTGTCAATTTCTACTGGAGAAGCTTTAGGGTCTAAAATGTTTCCATTATTAAAATCTATCGTAGGGTCTTTCCTCACCATTTGTTGAGGGGCTTGCATAGCTTTTCCCATACACATAATTAATCTTCTCCTAATAAATTGTTTTCACTTCTTTGTTTTAAATCTGTAAGCCAATTAACCACACTTCTTTGCCCTGCTTTAAACCAGACAGTTTTCTCATTGTCTTTTAACTCAGGTGCTTTTTCTGGATAAATCTTATCTAAAACTTTAATAAGCTCTTCCACAGTATAAGGTAATTGAATATCTTTTAAGTCGTCCATAGTGTTTTCCTTCTAATACGGGGTCTAATTATGACCATAAGTCCCCTGTTAAGTTTCCTTTTCCATACTCTGTTGCTCTGTTTTCAAAGAAATTAGTATGTTCTACGCCATTTAACACCCAATCTAGCCAAGGTAAGGGGTTTGTTTTTTGATTATAATTAGGTTTTAAGCCTAGTTGTAACAGTCTTCTGTCAGCAATATGCCTAATATATAATTTAACATCATCAGCTTTAAGGCCCTGAACTTCTCCTAAGTTAAAAGCTAAATCTATAAATTTATCTTCAAGTTCAACCATGTCTCTACAAGTTTGGTAAAGAGTGCCTTTAAAATCATCATTCCAAACATTTTTATTTTCATCAATTAATGTATGAAATAGTTTTATCATGTTCTCTACGTGGTGACTTTCGTCTCGAATAGACCAGGTAACTATTTGGCACATGCCTTTCATTTTGCCGAAGCGTTGAAAGTTAAGCAGCATTATAAAAGAAGCAAACAACTGTAGGCCCTCACCAAATGCAGAAAAGACAGCTAACTCACGGGCCATCCCTTCGATACCTGTACCTTTATCTTTAAATAAATAGGTATGTTTATTAGACATTGCTTTGTATTCTTGAAAAGCTTGGTACTCACTATCGTGTAAGCCTATGGTATCATTAAGTAATGAATAAGAATGGACGTGGTTTGCTTCACTAGTTGCAATTGCAGACAACATCATCCTAACTTCAGGTGCTTTAAACTTTGGAATATAGTTATCAAGATAAGCTTGTGCTATATCCACATCCCCTTGAGTAAAAAATTTTAATATTTGGGAGATAAGGTTTTTTTCTTTAGTACTTAATCTTTCATTCCAGTCTCTAACATCTTCCGCTAAAGGAACTTCACTAGGTAACCAGTGCATTTTTTGTTGTATATCATAAGCTTCAAAAGCCCATGGATAATCAAATGGTTTGTAGTGTGTTCTTCCTTTTAATAAACTCATATTCCCCTCATCAATTCTATAAATTCTATAATTAATATTAATCCTAATTCTACGGCTAGCACTGTGTGGTACACATGCCAGAGTACTCCCAATGTCTTAGGACGCTTAAAATTTTTAGCCCGTTTTTTGCGGGGTTTCGTTTCTGTGTTTTCAAATAGTCCACTGTATGTCATGTTCTGCCTTGTCTGTTGTATTTCTTGTTATGTTGTAATTTAGTTTTCTTGTTAGGACTTTTTGAATGTACCCCTATTCTTTTTTTAGGTTTTTCCCTTAGTACAAATTGTTTAAAGTTTTGTTTTGCCATAATTATTCACAAGCAAGACAATTAGAATCACCATCTGGTCTTACAATCCTCTCTATTTTTGTTGATATTATTTCTGCTCTTTTGATTGCTTCTGAACGACAATAGTAAAGAGTCTTAATACCTTTCTGCCAAGCAGTTAGGTGTAATAAATGTAAATCTTTAATGTTAACATCCGAAGGTACAAATATATTCAGACTTTGTGATTGACAAATGTACTTTTGCCTATCTGCAGCTAAGTCTATAATCCAACGTTGGTCTATTTCTATAGCTGTTGCAAATACATCTTTTTCCCAATCATTTAATTGTTCTAAATGTCTTACTGAACCTCTGTTAGCAATAATGCTTTTCCAAGTTGCATCTGTGTTTATTTCTTTTTCTTTTAAAAGCTTTTCTAAAAACTTATTACGCATGAAGTGAGTACCACTCATAGTTTTTTGAGTGTAAGCATTAGCACGTAAAGGTTCTATTGATGGACTTGTTCCTCCACAAATAATACTACTACTTGCGTTAGGGGCCACAGCCAATATATGAGCAAATCTTAAACCAGTGCCTACCATGTCAGGAGCCTCACCTCTTTCTTCTGCAAGAACTTTAGAAGTCTCTAAAGCTTCTTCCTTAATTTTCGCAAAAATTGTTCTGTTAATTCCTTTAGCTATAGCGCTCGCAAAAGGTATACTTTTACTTTGTAGATAAGAGTGAAAACCCATTGCACCAAGTCCAATACTACGCTCACGCATAGCAGAATACTTAGCCCTACTAAGGCTGTCAGGAGAATTATTAATAAAATACTCCAATACATTATCAAGGAACCTAACCACGTCAGGTATAAATTTAGAGTCATCTTTCCATTCATCATATTTTTCTAAGTTAAGAGAAGACAAACAACACACTGCTGTACGTTCTTCACTGGTTGCTAATGTTATTTCACTACATAAATTTGAGTGATGAACTTTTAATCCAAGTTTCTTTTGACTGAGTGGCAAATGCTTTTGTATTGTGTCAATAAAAGAGAGGTAAGGCTCACCAGTGGCAACCCTAGTCTCAAGAATTTTTTGCCACAATCGTTTAGCGGAGACTGTTCTAACAGTTTTGTCTGTATGGGGGTCAATAAGTTCCCAATCATCGTTAGCACTAGGATTAATAGTACACTGATTGATAATAGACATAAATTTATCAGAAATATTAATCCCGTGGTGCAGATTAAGACACTTCCTGTGAATGTCACCACCACTAGGTTTACGTAACTCCAGAAATTCTTCAATTTCGGGATGAGATATATCTTGGTATGTTGCATAACTTCCTCTTCTAGTTTTTCCTTGAGAGAATGCTAACATTTCACTATCCACTACATGCATAAAAGGTATTGTCCCTGATGATTGTGAGCCACCTGATGTACCAGTACCATCACTTCTTATATGGCCCCAATATCCTCCGATACCTCCGCCAACAGACGCTAAGTATGCATTTTCTGTGTAATGATTTGTTAAACCTTCTCTACTGTCAGCGACATAATTAAGAAAGCAAGAAATTGGCATTCCTTTTTTAGTACCGCCATTAGTTAATATAGGTGTAGAAAACATAAACCATAACTTAGACACATAATTATAAATTCTTTCAGCCATTTCAGAATCATCAGAAAATACTTTTGCAACTCTATAGAAAGCTTCTTGAGGGCTTTGCTCTTTGTCAGTCAAGTAACGGTCTTTTAATATTCTGAGTCCTGCCTCTGTTAAATATGTGTCTCTGCTATAATCCATGTTTTCCCTATTTAGTTTTTTTAAGTTGTTTATTAATAATAAAATCTATGTACTGTTTGGCTTTCAGTAAATCCTGGACACCGTTTTTCTTAGTGTGTCTAAGTAGATACTTAATGACATTCCCAGTACAAAAATCCAATTTGTTAGCTATAATAAAATCTATTGGTTCTATTTTATGCTGCGTATAATGAGGAGGTTCTTTAATTAAATCTGCCATAAATGAATCTCCCCTGTTTTCATGTTGTAGTCTGTGTGTCTAAGGATTTTAGCAACACGAGCTTGTTGTAAAGCGTCATGTTCAAACAGTCCGTGTTTTTCAAAAGTTTTAACTACTAACTCCCACATCTTTTTTAATGGCATGTTTTTATTGTTAAGAATTTTCTGTGCTGTTACTTTTCCAACACCAGGTATTCCTGAAAATCCATCAACGGCATCACCTGTCATTGTTTGAATCATGTGCCACCAATCGCAATGCTTTGGAGCGTTCTTAGTTAATGTTTCACCATTATATAAATGACCTGGAATTTGTCTCAGGTCTTTATCAATAGAACAGATAATTTTCTGCTCACCCTTTGAAGGTTTGGTTGCCAAGATGCCCATGACATCATCAGCTTCTAAGTTAGGAAGGATTATAGCATCATATTCCTCAATTAGAAATTTACGTAAAGGACTCAATAAAAGAGGTTTACGTTTTTGTTTTCGATTATCCTTGTAGGTTGGCAAAACATCTTTTCGAAAATTGTTTCTATCAGTCAACGCTACAATTATTTTATCTGCATTTAGTTTTTCTTTAAAGTCTTCAATTTCTGAAGCTACTAAATATTTACCTTGTGTCTCTTCCGCATGAAGCGTCCAGAAACCATCACCCCAATGAGTGTCTACTTCAGATTGTACTGCGGCTTTATAAGCTACAATATCCCCGTCAATTATTATTGTCTTTTTCATTTCTATCCTTGTTGGTTATTTTTCTTGTGAGAAGAGCTCTGCTAATGGAATAAGCACACACTTAGAAGCGTGATGGTCACCCAACATTCTTGTATTTTTTGAAAACTTCTTAACTATCTTCTTCAGTTGCGAAACTTCAAATATAAGTTTGCAAAAGTCTTGTTTACCGTGGGCTAATATATGCACCCAATAGTCAGCTTCAGTTGCCTCTAGTCCACTAGGTTTACCCCAACTTTCTATTTCTATTGCGATGTTGCCAGTCTTGGCCCACCAGTCTCTTTCTGTTTTAACTTCTACTTTTGATTTATCTGCTATCAATAAGTTAGCTACTTGTTGTTCTCTATCTTGACCATACTTTAAATCTAGGTCAAACTTTTTATTAGCTTTTGTCATTAATGTGTTCCACTCCAATTTGTTGAGATTTTGTACTCGCCTGTTAAAGGCACTCTTAAATTAAAATGTTCGCCTGTTCGTTTGATACATTCGACAGCTAACTTTCCAACTTCTTCTGCTTTATCTTTAGGACATTCAATTTGTATTTCATCATGTACCCAAAGTACTTGTTGAACATCTTTAAAATTTTTGATTGCTTTATCAAATTCAATTAACCACTGCTTACAAACTACGGCTCCTGCACCTTGTAAAAGTGTATTCAATGCGCTGAAACTATTTCTTACTTTAATGTGTCTTTTATCAAGACCAATTAAGAAACCTCTTTCAGCAGAAAGTTGAACTTGTTGTATTAATTTACTTAATGCGGGTAAACTATTTAAGAAACGTTTCCTTACTTGAGCTGCCCCCTTATTAGATTTACCAGTTACTTCTGCGATTTTTGAAACGCCTGCTCCATAGAGCCAAGCATACAGAAACCTTTTACTTTGGTCACGAGTATCTAAACCCGCTAACTTTTGATTTTCAGTATGTATGTCACCGTTAACTACAACGTTAGCATAATCACCGTTATCAAATTTTGCTATGAAGTGGCCTAATAAGCGTAATTCGAGTCCGCTTACATCGCATCCTACTAATATTTTATTCTTAGGTACGGTAAATAATTCTCTAAACTCTTTACCATAAGGAACACTCACTGCGGGTACTTGTCCTAAGTTAGGATGCATATGAGTGGCCCTACCTGTTACTGCATTGTTAGTATTTACAGTTCCATGTAGCCTCCCTTGTTTTTCTAGTTTTAAATAAGCTTGTTTACCTTCGGCTAACATACCAATACGTTTTTCTAAAAGAAAATAACGTGCAAGTAATTTAGCTTCTGGAAAATCTAATGAAGTTAAAACTGTATCATCAACTTTTGGTAAACCATCATTTGTAAATACAGTAGGCTTCCAGTTGTACTTAGTCTTTAATCTGTCAGCTATTTGTCTACGACTTGATGGATTAAACTCTACCACTTTATCTTTTAGTGGTTTGCCAGTTTTTTCTGAAACTCTTTTAATAGTAATAGGCTTAAAAGTTTCTTCCATTTCTTTTTTGATATTGTTACGTTCACTAGATAACTCAGCGTATAGTTTGGTTGCTTTTTCTTTATCAAACATCACACCATATATTTCTTGCCTACTTATTAGTTCGGCTACAGCGTGTTCTATATCTAACGATTGGCCCAAAATTTTCTGTCCCAAAATCTTTTGATATAATGTATGAGTAACTTCTACGTCCTGGACACAGTACTCAAGCATTTCAGG